TAAAGTAAAGAATCTATCTCCTGTAGAAAAGCAAGAGTTATTAGTTCTGTTAGAAGAATTAGAACAAGCGAAAGATAGGGAGAAATGCCACGAAGAGTTTATGTCCTTTGTTGGGGAGATGTGGTCCGCTTTTATTCATGGTAAACACCACGAGATAATGGCTGATGCGTTTGAGAGGGTTGCTAAAGGCGATCTAAAGCGTTTAATCATCAATATGCCTCCTAGACATACAAAGAGTGAGTTTGCCTCTTATTTGCTCCCTGCGTGGTTTCTAGGTAAGTACCCAGATAAGAAGATTATCCAGACTGCCCATACTGCTGAGTTAGCGGTTGGCTTTGGTAGGAAGGTTAGAAACTTAGTTAATAGTCCTGACTATAAAGCTATCTTTCCTAATGTTAGCTTGCAATCTGATAGCAAAGCAGCAGGAAGGTGGAATACTAGCCAAGGTGGTGATTATTTTGCGATAGGGGTAGGTGGTGCGGTTACTGGTAAAGGTGCTGACCTCCTAATCATTGATGATCCCCATTCAGAACAAGAAGGTGCAAGTGCCGATATAAACGTATTCAATAGAACATACGAGTGGTACACATCTGGTCCGAGACAGCGTTTACAACCAAATGGTGCAATCGTTGTGGTAATGACTCGATGGCACAATAAAGATTTAACAGGACAAGTGGTTGATGCTAGCATTAAACGTGGTGGTGCAGACCAATGGGAAGTTATAGAACTGCCAGCCATTATGCCTTCAGGCAATCCTTTGTGGGCTGAGTTCTGGAAAATGGAAGAATTACAGGCTTTGAAAGCCGAGCTACCCAATAGTAAATGGATGGCTCAGTACCAACAAGACCCTACTTCAGAAGAGGGTGCATTAGTCAAAAGAGACTGGTGGCAGATTTGGGAAGGCAGAGAGCCACCTCAATGTGAGTTTGTTATCCAATCATGGGATACGGCTTTTATGAAAAATCAAAGAGCTGACTTTTCTGCTTGCACAACGTGGGGTGTTTTTTATTTAGAAGATGATGACGGAATGCTAGCACCTAATCTAATACTCTTAGATGCGTATCAAGAAAGGCTAGAGTTTCCTGAGTTAAAGAAAATGGCTATGGAGAAGTACAAAGCCTATACACCTGATGCGTTTATAGTAGAAGCTAAAGCAGCAGGTATGCCTTTGATCTTTGAGTTAAGGGCAATGGGAATACCTGTACAAGAATACACTCCTAGCCGAGGTAACGATAAGATATCAAGAGTAAATGCAGTATCTGATCTATTTGCTTCAGGAGTAGTTTGGGCGCCAGAAACTCGTTGGGCTGAAGAAACAATAGAACAATTTGCTGGATTTCCAAATATGGAGCATGACGATTTAGTTGATAGCACTACGCAAGCTCTGTTAAGATTCAGACAAGGTGGTTTTGTTTCATTGTATTCTGACGAAGAAGATGAACCTTTGGAACATAATCGTACTGCAAATTATTATTAGGATATTAAATGGCAATAGAAAGACAACCCGCTACACCTGTAGATGGTCTTATTGAACAAGACTCAGAAGAAGCAGATATAACTATAGCAATAGAAGACCCTGAGTCAGTAGCTATTGAGACTGATGATGGTGGCATGATTATAGATTTTGATCCTAATGCTATGGAAGTAGGGGATCAAGGATTTGATTCCAATCTAGCAGACTTCATGGATGATGATATTTTAATGGAATTAGGTAACGAACTAGTTAATTCATATAACGGAGATAAAGACTCTCGTGCTGATTGGGAAGAAACTTATACTAAAGGACTAGATCAACTGGGATTAAAGATAGAAGAAAGAACACAGCCTTGGGCTGGTGCTTGTGGAGTATTTCACCCAATGCTTTCAGAAGCCGTTATTCGTTTCCAGTCACAATCAATTACGGAGATGTTTCCAGCTCAAGGACCTGTAAAAACTAAAATTGTTGGCAAGATTACTGACGATAAAGAAAAACAAGCACAGAGAGTACAAGACTACTTAAATTATTTACTGACACATCAAATGTCAGAGTACAGAACTGAAACTGAAAAGATGTTGTTTTCATTACCTCTTGCGGGTTCAGCCTTTCGTAAAGTTTACTTTGATCCTAGTTTAGATAGACCAAGTTCTATATTTGTACCAGCAGAAGATGTTGTAGTTAATTATGGTGCTAGTGATTTAGAAACTTGTGAACGTGCTACCCATGTAATGCGTAAGTCTTCTAATGCTGTTAGAAAAATGCAGGTCAATGGATTTTATAGAGATATAGAACTACCTGCTGGATCACAGAATACATCTGATATAACTAAAAAGTATAACGATATAACAGGTGAACAAGATACTTATAACTACGATCAAAGCCATACTATATTAGAAATGCAAGTAGATTTAGACCTAGAAGGGTTTGAAGATACTAATAGTCAAGGCGAACAAACAGGTATAGCTATACCTTATGTTGTAACAATAGATTATCCAAGTGGAATTATATTAAGTATTCGTAGGAACTATTACGAAGATGATGCAAACAAAATTAGAAGAATGCACTTTGTTCATTATCAATACCTACCAGGTTTAGGATTTTATGGTTTTGGTTTAATACATATGGTAGGTGGTTTAGCTAAATCAGCTACATCTATACTTAGACAACTTGTAGATGCAGGAACATTATCTAATCTCCCTGGTGGTTTAAAAGCAAGAGGCTTGCGTATAAAAGGTGATGATACCCCAATCATGCCTGGAGAATTTAGAGATGTTGATGTACCAGGTGGTGCTATAAGAGACAACATTACTTTCCTGCCATACAAAGAACCATCAGGAACTTTATATCAATTGCTACAAAACATAGTAGAAGAAGGAAGAAGGTTTGCCAGCATATCTGATATGAAGATATCTGACATGAATAACCAAGCACCTGTAGGTACTACACTTGCTTTACTGGAACGTAATCAAAAAGTTATGAGTGCAGTACAGGCTAGACTTCATGCTTCTATGAGAAAAGAGTTTGATATCTTAGTAGGTATAGTTAAAGATTTTACAGAACCTGCATATCCATACGAAATGGATGAAGAAGAATTTATTAAGGGATCGGACTTTGATAACAGGGTAGACATACTGCCTGTATCTGATCCAAATGCAGCAACAATGGCTCAAAGAATTATGCAGTATCAAGCTGCAATGCAATTGGCACAATCATCTCCTGAGATGTATAACTTACCAGAACTTCACAGACAAATGCTTGAAGTATTAGGTATAGAAGATGTAGATGCTATTGTTCCTGATACAGATGATATTAAAGCAGTTGATCCTGTAACAGCAGTACAAAACTTAATTAATGGTAAACCTGTTAAAGCGTTTATGGAGCAAGACCATGAGGCTCATATAGCTACAATAGCTTCTGCTCAACAGAATCCTGAAATAATGGAAGTAGTTCAGAAAAGTCCAAAAGCTCCTACTATTCTTGCAGCAGCTTCTGACTATGTTAATCAACATCTTACAATGCAGTTTAGAAAACAAGTTGAAGAAGAAATGGGTGTTGAGCTTCCACCAGAAGGTGAACCATTACCAGCAGATGTTGAGAAGCGTATATCAGCCCTAGTAGCTGAAGCAGCACAAAGAGTTCTTGGTACATCACAACAAAGAGCTGAACAGGAACGAATTGAACAAGAAAGGCAAGACCCACTTATTCAAATGAAAGAAAGAGAAGTGGCTATTAAAGAAGGTGAGTTACAACGTAAATCACAAGAGGGTCAAGCTAAGATACAACTAGAAGCAGCGAAAGCAGCCAATAGAGATGAAATAGAACGTGAAAGAATATCTACACAAGCAGAAATAGCTGGAGCTAAAATAGGTCAGCAAACTGCTAGCGATCTGCTAGAAAATGCTCAAGATGATAAAAAACAAGCTTTAGAAGAATATAAGCTTGGTCTTGACATGGCTAAAGATATAGTGAAAGATATCACTACGAATGAATAATGATATCACACAGCTATCACTTTCAGAACATCTGAAGATAAAGCTGCGTGGTATGATGAATGAACACACAGACCATTTGGCAACTGGAAATATTAAAAATTTCGAGGAATATAAAAGAATGGTTGGTGTTATCGAGGGTTTAGCCCTCGCAGAGCGAGAACTTTTAGATTATGTAGAAAAAGTTCTCAAAGAATAGGAACTCGACTCCTTAAGTCGTGCAAATAATATGAGTAAAGCAGAAGTAAAAATACCAGAACCAGAAAGCGTAAAAGCACCTGATATAAGCAAAGAAACTAAGTCTCAGTTACCAGAACCCGCAGGTTGGAGAATATTAGTAGCTATGCCTAAAGCAGAAGAAAAAACTGATGGCGGTATTGTTAAAGCTTCCCAAACTATAAAAGACGAAGAAGTAAGTAATATTTGCGGATACGTTATGAAGTTAGGACCTGAATGCTATAACGACACTAAAAGATTTCCAAGTGGACCTTGGTGTGAAGTTGGCGATTGGGTAATCTTTCGTGGTTACTCAGGCACTCGCATGAAAATGTATGGACAAGAGTTTCGTTTAATTAATGACGATACTGTGGAAGCAGTAGTTGATGATCCTACAGGAGTAGTTAGAGCATGAGTAATACCGAAATAATAAACGAAGAACCAAATATTCCAGAAACTGTTCCTGAAACAACTGAGGATAAATTTGTTCCTCAATCAACAGAGGATAAATTTTTTGGCAAACAAACAGAAATAGATAGCCAAATACCAGAAGGACTAGAAGTAGAAGTTGTTGACGATACTCCAGAAGAAGATCGTAGACCTGCTAAAGCAGAGGACACTTCACCAGATGTAGATGATGAAACTGTAGATAAAGAAATATCTGATTACAGTAAAAGAGCTGGTGAAAGAATAGCTAAAATTAAATACGAGTATCACGAAGAACGTAGAGCTAAAGAAGCAGCCTCTAGAGAGTCTGCTGAAGCTGTTCAAAGACTACAGACACTTATGACTGAAAACCAAAGACTACAAGCTATGGTAGATCAAGGTGGAGAAGTCTTAAATAAACAAGCACATAACAATGCTTTATGGGCTAAACAAAATGCACAAGAAGCATTTAAAAAAGCTTATGAAGAAGGCAATGCTGATGAAATGACTAAGGCTCAAGAGTTATTGTCAAAAGCTACGTTAGCTGAACAACAATCAACTAATATGGCTGCTAGCCTTCAACAACAGATAGCACAGAATTTACCGCAGCCTGAAATACAAGCTGCACAACCTGATCCTGATATGCAAGTATGGGCACAAAAGAATCCTTGGTTTATGGGTAGTGAGCCTGTACACAAAGAAATGACTTCTTATGCAATGTACATAGATCAGAGTTTACAAGCACAAGGTATAGACCCTGCTAGTAAATCAGAAGAATATTACAATGAAGTTGATAACGCTATGCGTAAACAATTTCCAACTTTTTTCGGTGCAACATCAACTCCAGAGGTAGAAGTATCTCAAGAAGAAGCACCAAAACGACAACCTTCAACAGTTGTTGCATCCGCCACGAGGGATAGCGGAAACAAAAAACCCACGCAAATACGTCTTACTCAGACTCAAGTTAAGCTAGCTCGCCAACTTGGAATTAGTCCAGAGCAATACGCAAATCAATTATTAAAGGAGGCTTAAATGTCAGAAGAAAATAATAACACTAATGAAGTGGAGGCAGTTTCTACTGATACTCCTGTAGACCAAGAGCGTACCCCGAGGGGAACAGAAAGCCGAGAGGCTACCCAACACACACAAGATTGGGAAAATGTGTCAAACCTACCTACACCTAATCCACAAGAAGGCTGGGTATTTAGGTATATTAGAACTGCCCTTTTAGGACAATCTGATAACCCTAATGTATCAAGACGCTTTCGAGAGGGATGGATACCATGTGAACTGCAAGATCATCCTGAATTGCAAATTCATATGATGGATCATAACTCAGAGTGGGCAAAAAAAGGTAATATAGAAATAGGTGGACAATTATTGTGCAAGATGCCAGCAGAAAAAGCGAAAGCTAGAGATGAACACTTTGCTAATATAGCTCAGTCTCAACTCGAATCTGTTGATAACGTGTACTTTAAAGATCAGGATGGAAGAATGGCGACCAAACAAGTGTTTGAGCGTAATTCAAAAACAACTTTTGGCAAAGATTCTTAGGAGTCTTTAATAATTAATTTAATATAAGGAGACAATTATGTCGTCAAGTGCAACTCCTCACGGAGCTAGACCTGTTGGAACAGTTGTTGGAAGCCCTTATCAAGGAAAAGTTACTCATTACAAAATTAAAAATGCGTATGGTACATCTATATTCTATGGCGATTTTGTAAAATGGGGTGACGATAACCCTAATACCACTATTCAAAAAGATACTGGTACTACGGCTTGTACACCTATAGGTGTTTTTCTTGGTTGTGCTTACACAGACCCAACTACAGGTCAATTCACACCAAATCAATATTTCCCAGCTTCAACT